GTAGGAGCTTTTAAAGCCTATTACACCATCAAGTAGAGAACTACTAGCTACTCCTGCACCAACACCAATTGCATCAACTGCAACATGTGACATAGGTATTCTATCAGTTGCTATGTATTCTCTTATCTTTTCAATGATGTTCTCTGTGTTTAAGCGCGCAAACGATTCTCGTTTGTATTCTTCAAGTCCCTCCCAAAAAGAAAAGATTGTCTTGTCTGAACCATCGTCTGCAATGTCTACAATGAGGTATTTAGTGTTATCCTTATCAATCGTGTTTGAGAATACATCTACGAGTGAAGTGTAGCGGAACAAAGAACCAGCGTTGTCTAAGTATTCTGCGTCAAACTCCTGCCTATAAGTATCAAAGTCTAGTTCTTGCTTGGCTTTTTCTATTTCGCTTACTGGAATATGCGGATTGTCTTCTGTTCTAAAGTGGAAAGCTTCGTAATCACTATCAGTTTCGGCTATCTTTTCTAGTCTACGTAGGTTAGGGTTCTCTTTCTTAGGCGTACCAATGAACGTAGCACCGCCACCAGTATCAGTAAGTGCAGGGCGGAATATCTCTTGCCAGCCAATAAAGAAGTCCTTCATAGTATCAAGCTCATCAAATACGATCTTGTACGCTTTCATTCCTCGGAAGTTCTCTCTGTTTTCCCAACCTGCAACGTAGATAGTAGAAAAACCACCGTCTTGGGTTGGTAGTTTGACTTCTAGTCTGCTTTCGTTTATTTCTCCAATACCGTTTAGGCGTGACTTCAACGCTTCCCAGATGATCTTTCGGGCTTGTATTTGAGTAGGAGCTATATAAAAGATGTTTCGGTCTTTACCTGAAACTGCGTCAAAGACCATTTCCTCGATTTCAAGAGTTGATTTACCAGAACGTCTACCAGCACGAATAATCTTAAAGCGGGCGTTAGAGAGTATTACTTTCTTCTGTTGATTGTGAGGTATCAGCATCTTTTTTAAATACGTCTGCAAATTGAATTGATAAACCTCCCTGATGTTCAACAGTCTCTTTAGACTTACCCATTACTCTGTCGTTTACTTCTTTGATTGCTGGCATATCTCCTTCAAGAGCTTTTGCAATAAGAACAGGGCTTATAAGCGGTAGTGCATCTCTAAGGCTTTCTTTATATTCCTTTATCAAATCTCTTTGAGCCTTCTTTAACAGTTTTTCTTCTTCCGTCATAGGCGGTCTACCGTCTCTGTTTATCCTTGGGTCGTCTTTAACAAAGCCTTTTCCTGTTACTCCGCCTAGTAGATTCTCGTTGTTTTCTATAGTTTCTTCCATAATAAAAATTATACCACGAGTTAGCTTAAAAGTCTCTCTGCTTCCTTTCTAGTAATCAAGTCTCCGTACATTCCGCTAGTAAGGTTCTCTATACAGTCTAGTCTTACTGCGTTTCTGAATCCTTTAGGCTTACATACTGTGAGTTGCTTCTTGTAGGCTTCTAGTTCGTACTCTAGGCGTTTTTTAGGGTTATGTAAGTAGTTCTGCACCCATTTATCTAGCCCATCTCTGTCCTGTTGGATAAAGTGTTGTTTTTCGTGGACAATGATGTCTTCTGGTAAGTCCTTGTTAGTGTAGATAACATGGTTGTAAGCGAAGATTGTGTCATCGTCTACTTTGAAGTGCTTTTTATATTCTTCTAAGAGTGGAAACTCCGCCTGTTTCTTTGTTTGCATGATTAGAGCGACAATTTCTTATCGCCCTTACATAAAAACTATGCTACTACTTCCTCTGTTGATTCAGGAGCAGCGTCGGTAACTTCTTCGGGAGTTTCTACTACTGTTGTTTCGATTTCTTCCATAATATTTCTCATTAAATTAATAATCTATTCTTCAAACATCCATTCTACCATTGTTTTAGGTTCAACCAATGTGTCTCCAAGGTCAGCAATCTTTATCTTTTCAAAGTCTAGGTTTACTTCTACTTCAAGGAGTTCTGCAAATTCTTTGTTAAATACTTTGTGGTTTTCAGGAATATCTAGGGTATATACGTCTTTTTCTGGATCATGTGTGCCGTATTTCTTAAACAGTTCAAGGTTCTTCTCTCTAAAAGCCTTTAGTTCTGGCTGGATTTTATCAGCAAGTCTCTTAATTTTATATGAGACTTTTACTGGAAATTTCAAATCAAGCAAAGTTTCTATTTGTTTTTCAGCACCTACAATTTCGCCGAGTTTTAATGTCATTTGATTAAATTATGAATTACTAGTCTTTTAATTATACACTTTTTTATGGTACAAGTCCACCAATACTACTCTCATTCCCCATGACTAAATCGTAACAATCCCAACATGTATTAGTTTTAGGAGACTTCTCTTTTATTTCTTCTGAGCAGATTTTACAGGTCATTTTATTACTCCTATTCCTTTTAATAATTCACGCATACCTAGACACCAACAGATAACAGTAGTGATAATTACTAGCTTAAGCATTACCTTTGATATGAGAAGCTATTACTTCCAATGCTTTGTTATAGTTTAGAACATCTCTAGTGGTTAGGTATCTGTCTTCTGATACTTTCTTACTCTCAATAAAGGCAAGTAGAGCGGCTTCACGGGAGGAATGGTCATAATTACTTAGCAAATTTTTATATGCTTTATATATTTCTTTATCTTCCTCAATTAATTTGCCGTTTAGGTAAAATCCAGTTTCATTAAATTCTATACTATTCTCATTGACGGCAAGTACTATATTATTTACCTGATTTATTTTAAAATCACTAACTTCCCAATCACTTAGTGTGGGTGGTTGGGAGTATTCTGGGTGGACATTATCCCAGCACCATTTACATCTACCCGTTTGCCGATCGAATGGTTCACTAGTTATATGGATAGGGCAATGTATGTCCTCAACAGAAGTTCTATGACAAACAACACCAGCTATCGCACAATTATGACAATTTTTTGTTTCCATAGCTTGTTTTATTTATTAGGGGCGAAAAAATAACATATTCCCATTGCTATTAATATTCCTAATCCTCCTGCCCAAGAAATTACACCTAGTAACAATCCGCTTGAGTAAAATAGCATTAGTTTTTGTTGTGTTGTAAGTTTAGGCATACTCTTAACTCTTAGGTTCAGCTGATAAAACATTCCCGATAACATTTTTTACTTTTTGTAGTGCGATAGCAGCCTCAATTCCTGTTCTGGTTTCATCTCCAGCTATCTGTTTACACACTGCAAGAAATTCTTCGTGCGCCACATATATTTTAGGCATTTCTGAAGTTATCCGCTCCCTCTCCTGCTTCTGACCAGCGGCAAATCCGTTATCATACGCACTTTTAAGTCCAGCTTCTAGTGATTCTGCTTTCATATACGTTATTAGTTAGATGGATAAAAGCTCATTAAAGAAACTATCAATGGAATTACCTTCTGCGAGGTGGTCGATGAAGCGGTGCCAGTGCTGTTTCCAGTATTCGTCAGATATAAATTCTATTCCAGCTCCTCTTGGTTGCACTATTCCCCACCCCTCTGCTTTTCCTAATGCTTGCCAGAAATCTTTATCCATACAAAAGAATGATGCTGATCCAATTCTACCCCTTGGATAACCCCCCTCTATCGCTTTTTTGATTGCTTGTTCCATAGTTTATTTAGATGATTTTTGTAATTGAGAGATAACTTTTTCTATAGTTTCAAGAGACAAGTTATTGTGCCATTTTGCACCATCGTAGGGTTCAGCCTGTTCTCGTAGGGCATCTCGCACCTGAGAGAAAGCTGACTGGCGAGCTAATGCGATTTCAGTATGGATAAAATCTTCAATATCTAGTTCGTACTGCGGATGTGGTGTTATATGCTGTAAAGGATAAATTTGAGATAGGTATTGCTTCAATTTATTAAACTTCTCCCGTATTTCTTCTCTACTTGTATTCTGGGGAGGAAAATCATGTCTTTGTTTGCCTTCCTCGTCACAGTAAAATTGTCCAGTTTCCCTAAAATCTTCTATTCTCATACCGCAATTTTGGCATCTTTCTTTATTCTCTTGTATAGGTTGGTTCATAAATACTCCTTTCTCACACTCAAAAGTCTGTCCGTGTACTAGGTGTGAATGTGGTTCTTTAATTGCACAAGTTTGTATGTTATTCATATCTCATTCTCTATTGTTTAGTTGGTAAGATGTTTAGAAAGTTGCCTTACGCAATCCTCACAAACTTGGGTTTCACACTTCCTATGGTCTTCTCCTTCGTCATAGCTAGAAGTAAATACAATCTTGTCTTACCGACTAAGCGTCTACTATTCCGCCATTTCTCCACAAAATCCACCTCTTTGATATGTGCCTGTTAAGGGAAAGCTGTTAATAATTTAGTCGTTTTTGGTAATTGACTTATTGAGCCAAAAAGCAGACTCTTCAAGTTTTGTGATAGCCAATGAAAGTCCTCGACTAGATGCTACTTTTTCTTTTAGTTCGTTTGCTAGTGCTTCATATCTATCACGAAACACTTGCATAATTTCTTTTTGCTCTTCACTTACTGGTGTATATTGAAACATATTTTTTATTTTTAATGCTTTCCCTTAATAGACACACATCCACTTCTCAGATAACCAGTATTCTCATGGAGAGCGTTCGGAATACATAGCTTTGGATTTTCACCTCTGAAATGGTTAAAACCCTATATATTCCCATTCCCCACGAGAGTGCTGGCTACCTGAGAGGGTGGTTACCTCTTATAATTTTCTCTATAAGTTTCTCCATTACAGCAACACATATTTCCATTACAACATACAAAATCATCTAAATTTGATTGCCATACCTGTTCTTTCCAATCCGTATAATCAATAAAAAATAAGTATCTTGTGAAGAATATTTTTATTTTTAATAGTTTGTCTTGCATACTTGTTTACTTTGTTATTACTTTAAGATTTCTAGGCTCGACCATTTGTATAAACTCTCCAACTACAACCATTGCATATGCACAATTATCTGCACCCTGACAATATCCATCTATGAAACCAACTTCGCCTTTTTTATAATCGCCATAGCGACTATCATACAAGATTTCTACATAAGTTTTCATATTTTTATAAGATTACTATTAAGGTTACGACTATTACTGCGAACAATACTACTGCTACTGCACACCATACCTTTTCATTCTTTTCGGCGGGCATTGACCATACTTCTTCGGGGTCGATTAGTTTATTCATAAAGTGCAACTACTTCTTTTAAGACTTTTCTAAAAGCGTTACTTTCAAAATCAGTTACAACTCCTATTTTTCCCCAGTTATAAACCATATCAAACAGTTCTTTTATTATTGTCTCTTTATCAGACATCTCAATATAGTGTTCATCGCATCCGTCGCAATCTTCTGTTAATTCGCAACAATGGTCGGCTTGGCAAGGACAATCGTAATCATTACCACATCCGCTTGTACATTCGTGACCAAATCGGCAAGTTTTTTGTTTCATGTTAGATTGCGTAAAGTCCATTATGAGGGATAAATTCGTATTTCTTACCATTTTCACTTTCCAATTCGTAGATGTCTGGCATCATATCGTTTTCAGAACGTGCGCCAGTAATTTTCAATTTCATAAAGCCAACTTTAACCCATTCTCCAACTGTCCAGTTCTGCTTAGATTTAGTTATCATGGTTAGGTCTCAAGGAGTGTCTTATGCGTTTCTCCTACCAACACAGTATACTATCTTACACAATCTTACACAAGTCTTACCTGTGGATAAACTACTTGCTCTCCTTTTTAAACTGTGTTCTGGTAGCTTTTCTAAGCCATTTCGCTAGTCCTTCTGGGCTTTTCTGTGCGTGTTTCTTTACTTCTGGGTCTTCCATGTAGTCTACACGGGTAAGTTTAGATTCTTTTTTCATAGTTGTTTCGGTTTATAATCTTTATCAATTAGCTTACTTTTTTGAAGTTTTTTTAATACTCTAAAAACTTCGCCTTTCGATTTAGTGCCTATAATTTTACACATTGAAGACATGGGTGGCACACGCCAGTTTTTAGTATCTTCTAAGTAGGCAAGCAGTCTACCGTCTTTTACTGATAATTCTTTCATTGGTTCAACTCTTGAATTTTCTCTTGTGCTAATAATGATTTCTTTTCTACGTCTACTCCCTCGGTATACAATCTAACCTCACGGTCACACCAAACTACGTCACGCAAGAACTCCAATACTTCTTCTTTAGGCAATGTTTCCAAGAAAGGGTACTTATCATAGAGTACATAGCGGATCGTTCTGTACCGATTCTCAACGTCTTTTGCTGATTCGTTACCTAGTAGTAGGTTAGCTAGTCTTGAACGGTAGTAGCGTATTTTAAGTGTGCGTGGGTTAGCCATGGTTAGATAATAATTCTGGATTCTGATATATGTTACCAACAACATTATACTTTTCAGTTAAAAGTAAACCGCTTTTTTCTCCATCCATTACAAAGAATTTTGGAGCAATATACTCAACAACACCTATATGATTTGGTTTTTCTTCATTGATAGATAGTTCTACAATATCTCCTTCATATATTTCTAAACCTTTTTTATCGGACAAACCTACATATTGCATTAAGATATAGTCAGTACATCTTAATTGCTCATTTATATCAACAGTATTAGGAAACAATAAATGTGGGTAGCTAACCATTCTCTTTAATTCTTTATCCCATGCACGAAACTTTATTTGTCTTTTTTTCATATTAGTAAATCTTTTGATAGATTCGGCTCTTAACCGATGCTAGTAATGGTTTAATAGCTTCTACATACTTCTTTAGTTCTTTGAGTCGCAAGCCTTCCTTAGTGGCGTTAAACTTTCGTTCCTTATCTGCGTGAGTTTTCTCCTCGGAATTATCTAGGTAAAGGGCATGAGTACGTTCTAGGTCGCTGATTTCCAGGTGCAATTCGGCTTCCAATATACAAAGCTGGTCAAAGTAACCTTCCAATTCTTCTTTGCTTAATTTTTGCTCTTTTACGCTGTTTATTAGTTCTCTTAGTGTCATTGTGTAACTTTGGTATTAACTATGCCTTAAATCGTCGTATAGGGCTTAAAACGGGGCGTTTGATAGGTCAATTCCATCTGGGAATTCTGGTGTTGGACTAGTCTTTGTGCTTTTTACTTCCGCAAGGTCTGGTTCAACGTGAAATCCTGGCTTATCCTGATAGGGCTTTGAGAGCTGGCAAGAAAGGTACTTACCCTTAGTTCCCTCTTTCGTCCAACAACTACCGATATTCACATAGCTCTCGCCGATTTTTGCTGAGATTGAGTGTGTTGGCTTTTTGCCGTCGTCTACTTGGTTAGGGATTTTAAATATGCTGAAGTTTTTGATGTTTTCGTTCATAGATTTTTTATATTAGTGATTAAAATGGTTCATCGTTGTCTGGTAAGTACGTTGGTTCTTTGCTTTCTTGTTTATCGTTCGGGTTTACGTTTCCTTTTCCTTTGTAAATTTCTGCACCGATTCCCAAATAAGAAGCAATTTTAGTAAGCGCGTCTGTTCCGCCTCCTTTGAGTGCGTCTCCCTTATCATCGTTAGTGCTACCACCGAACTGTTCAAGTACAATTTCTTCTGCTGGAACTTCAAGCCTTCCTTTTACAGCCGACACGTAAATTTCTCTATCTCCGCTTTTCGTTTTCTGAGTGTCTTTTTCGCAGGAGATATATTCAACAGTAAACTGCCACGCACCAACACCGAACACTTCGTTTAGTCGGTCTATTACAGCCATAGGGTGGATTACTGATAGTTTTGTCTTAACTGGGTGTGGTTTGATTGCCCAATCGGGTAGTTTCTCCTGTAGTTTATTTTGTAGTTCTATTTTCATTACAGTTTCTTAGTTAGTCTTTTAATCTCTTTCAGTTCTTCAATCGCTTTGACCTTAGCGTTTTCAATGTCGTTCATTATCTTTTGCCAGTCTTCAATAGTGTCTTCTAGGTCTTTGATAGCTCCTATTAACATTTTCTTTGCGTCGCTACTCATTGTTTTTCTCTTTAGCTTGTAAGTCTCGCTTCCTATAATGCTCTGCTTTGTTCTTTGCGCACCATTCGTCAAAACCTATAAGCTTTTCTGTGATTTTAGTAAATACTTTCTTTCCGTATGGTTCTGGTGGTTGTACTTGTTTTAGGTTAGGCATGGTTTAACTCTCTTTAGGAATAAATCTTTCTCCGCACCTTGCGCATTCGTAATGTTTCTCTCCTGGGTCATTTACATACACTTTTCCGAATCCGCAACACTTGCTTACTTCTTTCTGTTCGTATGGTTTATGACAACCTGCATGTTTTACTAACCACATACCGTTATGTCTTTGAAAGTGTCCGCCTCCTACTACAACTTCTTTTTTGCAGACGTAACAGTTTCCTTTAAACTGGTTCCGCATACTTATCTCTCTAAAGGGTTATTAAAGCGCTCATATTCTCCTAAAGCTCGTTCTGAGTTGATGCCGTGGTAAGTAGGGTACTTCTTAGGTTTGATATGTGATGCAGGAAGGAAAGGTTTGTAGTCTTCTTTGCTTGGCGACTTAGCTCCGTATAAATCTGGTCGCATTGCTTCAATTACTTTGCTCATGTGTTTAACTCGTTGATTACATTTGTATACCGTTAGTATAACAGTTACACAAAGTTACACAAGTATAGTTTATCCACACCCCTGCAATCCTAGTTCGGCTTGGCATTTCTCGCACGATTTTATGTGTTGTAAAGCGTTGTTATGATCCATTTCTTCTTGCATTTGGCTCATAGCTATTTGTTCACACTCTTGTGGATTAAAACAATCCCTTCCTACAATTCCATTACATGCGTTGCATATCATAGTTGTTTACTCTTTAGGTTCTAGTAATAATCCACCATTCTCATTTCCAATAAAATTTAAGATGTAACTTGCAACGGCATCGGCACTCAAGAAAACTCCGTGAACTTTTCTACAAGTTCCTTTGGCATTATCCGTGAGACTTCCCGTAGTGTGATACCAATCAAAAAAGTGTTCTGTTTCTTCCTGTCTAATTCGGAATTGATAATAATTCATAACTTCTACTTCAAAGCCATAACCTTCTTCGAGTAGCTCTTTTGATTTTTCAAAATCTATTACGTTTTTTTGTTTTTTACGCATATTTATTTCTTTAGAGTTTTCTTAATTGTGTCTTTAACGCTTTGTGGTATTTTTCTATCTATATTACTTACTTCTATTACTTGCTTACTTACTTCAGCAACCGAGTGTCCGTCAGTTGGTTGCCATGTGGTTGTCAGTTGGTTGCCATACTGCGGACATAGACTACGAGATAGTCTATCTTTTCGTAACATTTGATACTTAAACCAGTTAGGATGTTCGATGTACTGGTTGTTTTCATACAGGTAAATAAGCCCATTGTTTGCAATGTTCTGTAAATAAATTAGTAAGTCACTAGACTTTAAATCCTCATCATAGAGAAAGATTTGACTTCGTAGTGCTGGTAGATTGACCTTTAAACGCCCATAATCGTCTGCTAGAGTGATTAAACCGACATAGAGTATCTTTTCTTTGTCTGAGAGCTTAGCAAAATCCTCGTTCTGCCAAAGGCTCGCATAGACCATTCTTCGTTGAACCATATAATTAACTCTTGTGATTTTTAAGGTAAGTAAGAGCGTTCTTTACGACCTGTATATCATCACAAAACCCACCTAATGCTCTATTGCATTTTTGACACAAAAGACCCCTAGTTTTACCTGTTGTATGGTCGTGGTCTATAGCTAAAGATTTATTTTTTTCCTGTTTTCCACAAATTGCACACAAATCTTTTTGTTTTAAAACCAAGTTTTTGTATTCTTCTAAACTTAGTTTAATTTTTAATCTCCATAATCTATTACTAAACTTTTCTTTTTCACTTTTAGTATGTGGATAGTATTTTCTAACCTGATTTTTTTTCCACTTTTTTCGTTGTTCTGGTGTACCTTTCTTTTGTAACTGATTGTGTTTCCACGAGCAACCTACTTTGTTTATAATAGAACCACAATACTTTTGACTACTTACATTCTTTTTAAACGGTTCTCCGCATAAAATACATGTTGTAAACATATTTGATTTTTATTGTAGTCACATCCCCACCTTGTCAGTAAGGATGCTACTACAATAGACAAGGTTAATAAAAACGCACCGACTTCTATATTATCGCACCTAAATAAACAGAGTGCAAGTGGATAACTATTTTACTCTATTTAAACCTATTAAATACGCACTAGCACTTTCTCCTCTAAGCGTTTGTTGATAATGTCTATGTATTCTTGTTCTTTTTCTATGAGGATGTAGTTGCGGTTGAGATTTTGACACGCTACACCAGTTTTATAATCTCCAGTTTCTTTTAAAATTTTCATATACTCTTTTAATAAAATTGATAAACTCTTGCTCTGACATTGTATTTTTTGCTGTGTTGCAGTATTTACAACAAGTCTCTACGTTGTTAGACCAGTAACCTTTTGAACTATCTGACCTATCTATACCATTAAACTTTAGTACAGTATCACTTACTTTTTTACCACTTCTTATATCTCTAGCAGTGTTACTATTTTCAAGCCCGCAGTAATAACATGGTTCTTTAGAGAAAAATATAAAGTCTTCTAGTGATATATCTCCTTTCACTCCACGCTTTTTGTTTCTTTTTATAATAGTTGAATTATAAAGTTGTTTCCATAGAGCTAATTCTCTGTCTTTTATTTTGTTAGGTGGTGTATATCTATTACATCCACAACTTTTACTTTTACCACTTCTCAAACTCTCACCAGTTACTTTATGTGTGTTACCACAGTCGCATACACACTCATACTTTATTTGCCCTTTATTACCACGTTCTTCTAATTGTTTTACTACTAACAATTTTCCAAACTTGTGATTGATTATATTCTTGACTATTGCCATTACTTAATTATATCACAATTATCTAATATACCTAATCTTACTCTATTTTCATTTATCCTTTTCTTACCTATCTCACAGTATTCTTCTAACTGTTCTATACATATCCAGTTTCTTTTTGTATTTTCAGCAGCGATAGCAGTTGTAAAACTACCTGCACAGTTATCCAGTATAAGGTCGCCTTCGTTAGTATAGGTTTTGATTAGATACTCAAAGAGGGCTACTGGTTTTTGGGTAGGATGGAATCCTTTTTCTTGCTTAAACTGTAGTATTCGCGTAGGTAGCCTATCACCATTATTGATCGTCTCTGTCTGTTTCATTATTACATCATTAGTTTCTTTTACTCTTGGTTTCTTATCTCTGACAACATGATATGGTTTGCCGCTAACTTTCTGTGGGTTGTATACTTTTGCGTTTCCAAATATACATATGTCTTCATAGTTATTCAATGGTCGATATTTAGCCATAAACGGGTCTACCCCCTGCGGTTTCTGCCATATTAAACAATATTTAAACTTATTAAAATTACTACTGATTAACCTAGTTGTAAACGGTTGTGAGGCAGTTAAAACAATAGCTCCATTATCCTTAATAATCCTATTATATTGTTCCCATAAAGGCTCAAAAGGGATTATAGTGTCCCACTTACAGGCAGTAGTTCCATAAGGTAAATCACAAAGTATCATATCTATACTCTTATCGGGAATATTTTGCATTTCTATTAAACAATCCCCTTGTATTATTTCACCCATGTATTTTTCTAATTATTGTTGATTCAGCACACCATATTAAATCTATATCGTCTGGTTCGTGTTCGTATTTGTAGCCATATCGGTAGCTAGGCTTGCCATTATAAGCTACGCAAGGGATTACCTCGCAAATAACCCTATTTAATATTACATCTCCTTTTTTGAATTTTGGCTCTTTCATTTTACTCGATATAAACTAATAAGATAACTACTTGCCGACTCTCCCCTATTCATTTTATCTTTAGCGACTGATAACGCAGCGTATAAATCTTTAGTAGGAACATGAGAAAGGAAGTACCAGAGTGATTTATATTCTTTTAAGAAAGTTTTACCTTTCTTAAAGATTGCTTGGTTTTCTTTGCTGTCTTTTTGCTTGATTGTTTTGAGGTAGATAATATAACGCTTCCAGTTTTCTTTTTTGCGTAAAATTCTTTCGTGATCTGATTGGTGGATAGCGTCTAGTTGCTTTTGAATAAACCGCCGTTCGTTTTTATCTTGCGGTTTAAGTGTTCTGTTTTGGAGTAGTTGGGCTAGTCCTTGCATGAGATAAGTATACTACCTATAAATTTATTGAGAAGTGGATAACTCAATTCCTGCTATTGCCTTGTTGAAATATTCAGGCTGTTCTGGTAAGTTACGCATGTCGAGTATTACCTTTTCTATAAATCCAACTATAACGTGGTCTTCAAGTTTATCTGTCGAGCGGTTTGTAAAGTTTTCTAAAGTATCTAGGCGTTCTTGTCCGTAAAGCTCAACTATATTCTTGGCAAAGTTTGTGCTTACTAGGTTGTCGTTTGAATTATTGCAATACGCACATTGCATGAAAATGTTGATACTGTCCCATTTAGAATAGCCACGGCATACAGACCATGCCCTGTAATGTCCTGCTTGCCCCGTAGACCAGTGTTCTATGTGTTTTTTACAGGATATGCAGGCTTTGTATTTATACCAGTCTGTAATGCGAACGTAGTCGCTAACAACTTTCCAGTATTTCCGCTGGATTATTCCGCTTCCGTGCGTTCCTTGCGGTATGCAACCGAGCCATTTTGGTGGTGTAAATTTCATTGAGTATTAAAAGATAAAATAAAAACCCCTGTCGCAAATGAATAGTTTAGTTGCTGGGGTTCTTATTATTGAGCTGAACTGTTAGTACCACACCAGCGTTACCAGCTACTCCCTAGGTGTTTCACTAATTGACGGGAGGGACAGTACTGCATTAAGTTTACTCTTTTAAAATATTATTGCAAAGTGGATAACTTTCCAAAACGACAAAAGCACCTTTGGGGTGCCTGATGTCGCCGATTAGTATTAGGTTTTTTGTAATATCGAAATTCAGTTGAGGGTGTAACCAAGAACTATATCGCAATCCGATCGGGCAAATTGCTATTATTATAATTTTAGCATTTATGGGATAATTAGTATAGATACTTCTTTAACATGGCTCGCTAGATGGGGTGCATACACCTAACCCTATGCTATCTACTTTCTTCGATGAAAGGCGAGCCGCTAAATACTAAACTATGGACACTATACACTCATGCCAATTTTGCCCAACGTGCCAGAATTTTACCAATGGCTCAATGGAATTTACAGGTTCAAGCGGGAGAAAGTATTTCTACAATTTTTCCTGCAATATTTGCCTACTTACCTCAGACGGATTTTATATCCGTAAAAAAGATATTTCTTTACAAAAACCAAAATAGTATGGACTTAATCGCAACAATCATCATCGCTATCGTTATAATTAACGGGCTAAAAAACCACCGCTACAAGAACTAATACAAAAGGGAACCAATTAAGGTTCCCTTTTTTTAATCCAAATATCTCAAGTACGATCCGTTATTGTAGACACTCCAAGCTTTTAATCCTTGCTTGTCGTATTTCTCTACTTTAGCAATTCGTAAGTTTTCTACTGGATCAAACAAGATTTTGGGACATTCTTTACCTCGCACGTTAATTTGAGCTACACCGCAATCAACTGACCAAGCTCGTATTCTGTCAGACTTTTTACAGGAAGTAGAATACGTTTTACCTTTGTCATTGATATAGGTACAGTTCCAATTTATTGCAACAGGATTTAGATGGCTTTCTGCCATAAAAACGGCTGTCATAAGTTCAGAATCTTTCCCGAAGTAATGCTCCACTATTTGCTCAACAGGTTTATCTGCGAGCTTCATATCGGGAGCAACTGCTATTAACGGATTAGGACTGTATGATAGGAATACAATCGCTAGTACTATTGTTATGAGTTTAATCATAGGCAGATTTATAGCTTCTGTAAGCTTGTATACGCCACAACACGGGGTTTTTACGCTTTCTTCGTAGTCTTGCTCGCTTTTACGCTAGATACGTTTTTTGGCATGGTTACGGTTGTTGTATTAGACGAACCACTTGCGACTTTTTCTGACGCACGGTCTACAGTCTTAATCGCTACTGCTCCCAAGATTACAGATTGGATAATCTGCGTAAGACCTTCTCCTTGCACGCCAGTAATGACGTTAAAGAGAACGAGAGCCTGTAACGCACCAATGAGAACCAAACCAATAAAACGAGGGCTAGACAACAACGCAACTATTTTTTCTTTCATTTGTTTTCACGATGTAGAAGCTATTTATAAATAATGCTTGGTTTCTATTATCGTTAGTTAAATTGTACCTTTTTTTGGGAACGGAGCCAAGGATAATAAATGTACTTTATCCACAATTCCTTTTGTTTTGCGAGTATATCTTTTTCTACTAACAAAACACGGCATGTGTCGCATAGCCGTTCGGTAGAGAGTATTTGTATGTCACAACTTTCGCAGTTATCTAGTTCAAGTAAGTGTGCTTCATCTTTCCAGTAGTATTCTCGGTAGCTTGATTTCATAGAATAAGTCTAGCATAGGATTTTAGAAACAGGGTGTTGATAAACAAAAACCGCCCCCAATCAAAAGTGGGAAGCGGTCTTGAATATAGCTATTTTTCTGGACTCATGTTGTCCTATATAAATAATGACACATAATAGTTAATTCTGCAATACTATTTAGAGTATTCTTGAATATGTCATTTGATTATTTACAAGTTACACATTATAATAAAACTTATATGAAAAAAACAAAAACACCTATAGGTAAAAAAATTGGTAACCTTACTATTCTTAAGGAAGTGATAAATCCTAAAGAAAAACACACACATGTTCTTGTTAGAGATGACTTTGGTTATGAGAGGGTTGTAAGACTAGCAAGTATCCTGAATGGCGAGAGCCTTGGTAAGACTGTAAGACACGGCTTAGTTGGGCACCACCTTTTTTCTACATGGACAAACATGAAAGGCAGATGTCGAAATAAAAACGATAGTTCTTATAAAAATTATGGTGGTAGAGGTATCAAAGTTTGTAAAGAGTGGTTAATTTTCCCTAAATTCTTAGAAGATATGGAACCAAGTTTTAGAACAGGCTTAACTCTAGATAGGATTGACGTAAATGGCAATTATTGTAAAGAAAATTGTCGGTGGGCTACCATGAAAGAACAATGTAATAACAGGAGGAACAATATTACATTTAATGGTGAAACTATTGAAAGTGCTTCAAAAAGACTTGGGTGTGAACTATCTTCAATCAATGCCCGCCTAAAAGATGGATGGACGCTTGAAGAAGCGTTTACTACTCCAATTAAAATTTATAAAAGTAGTATTAAGAATAAATCTTGTTAGCAATCTGCATACTTTTAGGACCAAATTGTTTTCCGTTAAGTGCTTCCAGTTCTTTAAGAGAAGCAACTTTATGAGATACCTGCCACGCCTTAAGAGCAGTTGCAGTTAAGTCTCCAAAGTAGCTAGTATTTAATCCTGACTTCAAAAACTTTTCATAGATAAGGATTTCCTGCATGGCTTTTACGTCTGCGTTTGTTTGTCCGTATTTTAGTACTTTAGTAAACGTATAAGTAGGTTTTGACTGTGGTACATCAGGAATAAGAGCAAAGACAGTCCAGCAACGCTCCTTAAGGAAAGTTTCTGTGAGAATACGCTGACCTTTACCATCTATTGTTGAGTAAGCGTTTACGCTATCGTCAATGATAAATGATTTCTGCCCATCATGTAGGGTGTAGTTTTTAGGCACACATGCAACATAGTGATTAAATGTTGGGCGTTGTCCGTTGTATTTAGGGCAATCTGTCCACTCTTCGATGTTCGCTCCAATACCAAAGATAACACCATGTCCTTTTTCAAGAGCGATTGCAATCATATCTGCGTCAATCGGCAAGAAGTAATAAGCTGAAATACCATAAGGGCGTTCTGTAGGAATAGAAGCGAGGTTCATTTCTGATTCCGTCATGTTCTGTGACTTGCAAAGAGCTTCGGTAGTGGTCTTTTTGTTCTTGCCGATGTCGCCAATGTTTTGCACAAACATTCCTTCGCTTGGAAAGTTAGAACGGAAATGATATGGAGGTGTTGCAGACATTACCTTGCCTTGGTTGAAAGCTTCAAGGATTTTAGCTAGTGATTGCGCACCGCATGATGAGGAAGTAATCTGGCGGCGTAAAGAAAGAGTAGTCCATGAGGTTTTTTCTTCCCACTTAGGAGCTACTACTGCCATACCAAGACCGTCGAGGGCTGTGTAGTCCTTGGCTTTTTCTTCTTCTGAACGAGTATCGGGAGCAATACCATTGTAGTTTTCTAATGTGTCCATATTAGGCATAGCGAGTACCCCTTGTTTTCCGAGGTGTCGGCGGTTTTTTAGTAATTGTAATGCTCTTTTTGCCACTTGTGCCTTTCTTTGTGATAGTGATTGATTTCATATGTTATTGGTTTAATTTAGAATCCCAACCTGATAATGTGTCGTTTATAGAAGATACTTTTGAATCTAGTGTGAACATTTTTAGTCCAATGAATATGAGCATTAAAAAGCCTAAAATAATCATTGCTGGTATTAAAATCTTTTCTGCGGTTCTCATTTGATTATAAATTTCATTACTGCTGTTACGATCGACCCCAACACGAGAGTGAGTACTCCATAAATAATCTTAGTATTCCAGTCTGAATCTTTTTCTACTTCTGACATTTTCTGATCGGAAAGTAAGAATCGAGCACGTATCTTATCTTCTGAATCTTTTACATGAGTTTCAAATTCTCGTCTAGTAATGTTGTCGCTTTTAATATCGGCAACGTCTTTTTTAATAGCTGAAATATCCTTGGAGATATAGTCCAGCTTAACGGCAAGCACTTCGTTTGTTGTTGGAGAATCTTCAGCCATAGCTATTACATTGGTATTACTTTCATGTATTCGTTTCCAAGGTCATCAATAGCGGTAGCTGTCGAATCTACTTTACAGGTTATATCATGACGCATTTCGTCAGCCATGAAGTCTGTGTTTTCGAATGTGACAGGTGTCTGTTGTGCATTACCAGTGAATGTTGTCGGGTTAGCATTAAATGGTGCTACTCGATGTACCATAATGTACTGTTCTGGTTCATCGTTATTAAATCCAGTAGTGTTATGGACAAAACGATAAGCTGTTTGTCCTGCTGTTACATGGACATGGATATAATAGTTTGCAAATGGGTTCATATATTTATTGTATTACTTCTGATAATTCTTCTTGTGTTTTGATTCCTTGTTTTTTTGCTTCACTTATAAGTATATCAAATTTATCTTTTTCTGCTTGATACATCGCCAGTGATTCTGCTTCTGAAACGTCAATAGATTCTCGTATTGCGATAAGTTCATCTAAAGAGTGTTCTACAACTGTAACTTTTTCTTCTGTGTAAGTTTCGACCAGTTTTCCGTCTTCTGATTTTGTGAATGTTTTTTCCATATTTGTTATTAATTATAAAGTGGTATCTTATAAACTACACCTAAAATATTTACTGAAATCCAACGGTTAGGGTCACCGAGAGCATTTGTATTTCCTCCATAATATGAAGAAAATACTGGAGTAGCTGTTGTTGTAGGTGCGGCTACGTTATCTACAGCGACTAATACGTTTTCTCTCGTTGTACCTGCTCTGGTAAAGAATAGGTTTGTGCCGTTATATTCCATCGCACCTGCTTCTGCGGTTGTCATATTTGTACCAGAAGTAAATTTTAGTGGTGCTGTTGCGGCTGTAGCTGTACCTGCTGCTATATGCAATTTAGCTGTTGCAGCAGTGTTCGCTCCAACAAATAATTTGTTTGCTTGAATATTGAAAGCGATGTTCGTGAAAGTGTTGGTACTCCAAAACATTCCTCCTCCGTTTGTTGCAAAGTCCAATTCAGAGTTTAAGTTGCTTTGTGTGACTGTTCCGTTACCAGTTCCAATAAAGTTAATTTCTGTACCGTTTCCGTTTTGGAATTGCAATGCAACGCTTGATGTGGAATTGAATCTAACTGATGCTGTCCCTGCTGGACCAAATACGGCTGCATAGTTCAGTGTTCCACCAGTTGGAGCTTCAACGAACATACCAGCCGCTTCACCTGCTCCTACTACATTGTTAGATTGAATCCAAAGACCAATAGTGTTGTTGATCGTTGCATTTGTTCCTTTTTTGGGAGCACCAACAATAGCAACTGTGGCAGCACTCTGAATTGTAGAAGCTCCAACAAATGAATAAGTAGGAGGAAGTATTCGAGCATAACTTTGTGAAGCTAAAGCACCTGTTGCAAATTGCTGAGTTACTGCACCGTTAATAACAATTGAACTATACTGGGTTGATGCAGTAAGAGCTGTATGTGCTGCTGAGTTTAACTGAAATTCTGAATTTATCGTACCTGTTCCTGCTGTTGGAGAGATCGCAAGCATGTTTAAAGAATCTGTAACAATTCCAGAGTTTCCTGAAACCGCTGTACCAGTAGCGTTGTAAAACGCCATTTGGTATTGAGTTCCACTGTTGACTGTACCTGAACCGATTGACGACCACGACATTACGCCAGACGTATCTGAAACTAATGTCTGTCCGCTTACTGATGGATAAGCTAGTGGAAGTGTATAAGTAGTGTCTGCCAATGAAACACCAGATTTAAATCCTGTAGAGAATGTTCCAGCAAGGTTAAACATTCGTATCTCGTGAGCTGTAGTACTACCAGCAGAACCAGTAAAGTCAGTGGTCTTAGCTACTGAACGAACTATTCCTGTAGCACTCGTACTTGAAAGAACAATATCTTTTGCATTGATTTGTAATGTTGAAGCCGCGTCTGTAGCATTAATGAAGAATGTTGAAGAATTTGAGCTTATAGTCCAAGAAGCAACTCCACTATTAAAAGTAAGGGAATCATCTGCAAGTCTCATGTACTCGGTACTATTTACCTTAAATACGATAGGTTGAGCATCAGTAGTTCCTATAAAATTAGTTCCTGCTGTAGTTCCTGCATTTCCAGTAAGTGACCACGCACCAGGATTTGCTACCCACGACATTACTCCTGCGGTGGTTGATACCAAAGCATAGCCGTCTGCTGCTGGAGGTGCAACTGGCAAAGTGTAATCAATGCTTGCTACTGTAGAAGCATTTGCTTTTAGTCCTACATAGAAACTATCTGTAGCTTCGTAAAATCGTGCAGGAAATCCTTGTACAAATGTTGTTGTAGTAAGTACGTTAAATGTATTTGCTTGGTCGTTGTAAAATCCAAAACGATTATCGCCAGCAATAGCACCAACACGGAAGGCAAATGAACTTACTATCTGTGCTGCATTTGGGTCAGTATCTATTGCACCAAAAACAGCAACAGCTTCAGTGATTACACCGCTTACGGAAGTATTTGAAACTGAACCTGCAATACCGATTGAAAAATCAACTAGCCCATCTCCTGCTAGTACAGAAGAACCATAGCTCCCAAGTAGTCTTGATATATGTCCTGATCCTCCTGCATCGGCTTCTCCCATAGCTCCTATAATTGTATCGTGGTCAAGATTATTTTGTGCAATTGTATTGCTCAATAAACCAGTAGCACTACTTGGGATAGATGAAGTATCAAGTACAGTTGTTTTAATATAATGTCCAAGACCTGATGGCTGGTCTACAAGTGTATTATAGAAACTTTTTACACCATTAAAATCTTGTGTAGTAGTATTTACTAGACCAGGAATAGTTTGTGAAGCACTCTGCATATAGAGTGAAGTACCTGAAATAACCGCACCGTCGGCGGAAGGAGTTTGTGAATCTATTGTTCCGATAGTTGAAACGCCGCCACCGCCAGCAGTAGCAAATTTAAAGTTCTTGTTAGTATCATCCCAAACGATCGCGTAACCGTCGGCACGTGCTGATTGGTTAAGGTCTACAGCGTTACCAAGTACTGTTGGGGCATAGCCTTTTGCAGTATAAAGTGGCAGATTCTTAATATGAACCGCATCAATCTTAAAATCTTCACTATCAGTAGGTAAGTTGTTTATCTTTTCGATAATCAACTCTGCTTTTTCTGGTACTGCGACCTCAAGAATTTGATTTGTTACAATAGGAGTTTCGTGGATAATCTCTGTTTTTTCTATTACTTTCTCTATAATAGTTGTTTCTCCTCGATCTCCTTTATCTCCTTTCTGACCTTTTTCGCCCTTTTCCCCTTGTAATCCTCGATCTCCAACATCTCCTTTATCACCCTTAAAAATGTCTTTCTCAACGTCACTTAATTCTAAAGTGTAGTCTTTTTTTTTTAGCTCCTCTGAGAGCTGTTCAATCTTATCCTCAATGGAAATAAACTCTTTTGCAAGAGCAATTGGCATGTCCTTTTCTATGACAACTGCTTTTTCGAGGACTTTCTTGATTTGTGCTAGTTTATTGTCCATGTGGATAACTTATTTGACGTTAATTATGATTTATTGTATCGTTTTAGTATGAACTACATTATTTTTATAGGTATTCCAGTATTAGCAGGTATTTTCTTTGGTTGTACTGGAGTTGTCTGTGCTATTTTTCTTCTTTGGATTTGTTTATAACATTTGCCGTGCTTTCAATCATAGCTGCATTTTTCATAGCTTCTTTTGCTATATCATTTAGTAATTTCTGCGTACTTGGAGAAACAGTACTATTTTTAACCTGCGTAACTATCATTTTTATATTCTTGATTGGCTGTGAACTGAGTGCCTTTGTAAACGCTATTCTGAAAGATGGACTTTCAATAACTTTCTTTCCAAGATAGAGACCAATACCTACTGCTGGATTGATTGCAGCACCACCTCCGAATAATACAACACTATCTCCGAGAGAAAGTTTTTGTCTAGTTAAATCTCTTGTTGCTCTAGTATTGATAGCATCTTCAATAGCGTAAGAAGTAGATACATTATTATTTAGTTTAGCAATATCAATTGCACCGTTGGTATTTTTTGATACTTCTTTTTCGATAAAGGTTTTAATATCTTTTCTAATATTATCAAGACCACGTGATGCAGCACTTGATTTAACATCACCGATTTTTGAATAAATGTTTGAGTTTTCATCAATGAGTTCTTTTGCAGTCTGAATATCAGATAGTGTAAATTCGTTCTTAGCGAGTAAATTACGAACCTTTGCTGTTACATCCTCTAGACCCGAAACTCCATCAATACCTTCTAGTATTTTATTGAGTCCTTTTACTGTAGTAGACGCTTGTTCTGTAGAATATAACGTTGGAACTTTTGCAACTTCATCACGAACTACTTGCATAGTCTCTTTTCTAAGAGAGTTCAAAGAATCTGCTATTGCTTCTGGTGATTCTTTTAATAAATTATTAGAAATAATAAATTCTGTAACATCATTACCTGTTTTTTTACCAATCGTTGCTAAATCTCCTTGTGTTAAATCAAGTGCTTTAGTTATTTGACTCTTTTGTACATCTGATACAGATGGAATTATATCAGAAACTATTCTGCCTGGTGTTGAATTACCTATTGTAGATGCAACCCCACCAACTGTTTTACTGATAGCATTTATTGGCTCAATAGCTCTTGATACTTCTCCAAGTTTAGCACCAGCATTTGAAATAGCAGCAATTTTAGATACTTCTCCTATTTTTGAAGCAATACCAGCACCACCAGAAAGAACAGCAGCAACATCGGCAAGAACACCAACAGGGTCTTCAATAGCTGTTTCTTTGAATTTATCAATACTACCATATCTATCTGTAAAAAATTTACCAACTTGATTAATAGCTTGTAAATCTGGTGTATCCTCTGCTTGAAATTTTCCATTTACATCTTTTTTAAGTTCTGGTAAACCCTTTGCAATGCGATTTTCGTTTGCTTTTTGCATAAGACTTTGTCCAATATCAGTATTTTCTAAGAATGTTTCTCCAATTTTTGCTCCAACACCTGATGCAATTTTCCCAATTGATTCTACTGTTCTTACAGGGTGTACTAAAGCATCGCCAATATTTGAAACTAACCCAACTGCTGATTGTGGTGTATTTCCGATAGCTTTCGCAGTACCTCCAATAAGCCCCTCATTTCCATTTGCCTGGAATAGTGCACTATCAGAACCAGTCATTGATTTCGGAGGTTCAGGCTGATCATTATAACCCTCCAATTTAAATCCACGAGAAACAAGTCCATCAACAATTTTCCCACCATCAGTTCCCTTTGGTGCATTTTGTAATATAACCCTTACTTCATCTTTTGTGAGATATTTATCCATATTATTTTGCGGAATTACTATTTAGAAGACCATTAGCGTAACTACTAGATGTCTGCGTTCCACCAGTCCGAGATGTTACAAAATCAAGATAAGTAGTAGTTGGATCAGAAATATATGCAGAACCAGAACCCTGAACCAAGTTATTAAGTACAGAATCTCTTAACTGTTTTTTATTTGCTAATGTAACTACGTCATCTCCTAACTGAGGAAAATAAATTGCTCTAGCATCATCAAATTCGCTTTGTGCGATAGCAGCACCTGATTCTTTTCTTAGTTTTGCTGTAATAAAGTTACGCATAGCCTGTGCTGTTTGTCTTTGATCTGGTGTCAGCAGACTACTAGCTAACGGATTATTAGATTCAATCAATTTAAATTGTAGGTAGTTCATTTTTCCAAATGTATCTGCTTTTGTATCTATAACCTGGTTAGCTTGAGCAATACGAGAAGCATACCCAGCGTTTGTTATCTGGATATCTGTTGGCGGTTTACCTTGTGGATTATTTCTTGCTCCAATTTCTGAATATATATTCTCTAATTGAGCTTTTTTTAGCTGTAAATCTAATTTATCAGCAGCAGACTGTATATATTTGCTTCCGAATTTTGTAATCTGGTCAATAGTTGTTGCAGAGTTAATTGCATTCAATACTGATTGTGGTGCATTATTTGAAATAGCATTAGCAAGTGCATTCTTTTGAAAATCAGAAACTTTGTCAATCTCTTTTATTGCTAGATTGACTTTAGTTTGCTGTGCAAGAGCTTGTTTTTTCTCTGCTTTGTCCAAGAATGGCTGGATTGCTTTCAGTTGTGCTTCATAGAGTGCGTTCTGTTCCTTATAAGGAGCAAATTTAGCATCTACAGCCTCGTTAATAGTATCTTTGGCAAGTTGTAAGTCTCCTTGCTTTCCGATAGCTAGAGCGTTCAATACGCCTATTTCAGAGGTCTTTAGGGCACGAATAATAGCCGCATCTCCAGCTAATTTAGCCTGTGCATTCTGTGCGAAAGGTAACAGAGTGTCACGATTTTCCTCGGCACGCATTTTAGATACAAGAGTTATATCATCTTGCTGGATTTCTGCCTGTTTCTGTAGAATTTGGCTATTAAGATTAACTAAATCCTGTCTTTTTTGACCAATATTACTTTCATTCAGGAGTTTTGTCTTGTAAGCACTCTCTCCTTGCTGGTTAGTAATATTCTCAAGCATCTTTGCAACGATATTTTCTTGCGCCGATGTCGCAGCTTGCTCATTTTGAGTTAAATCAAAGTTTTTTAGCAATGCTTCTGCTGGTGTAGGAATAGTAGTTGCCGTTGGAACAGGGCTAGGATTAGCCTGTGGAACTGTAAGTGTAGGCTGTGGTTGTAGAGTACTTGATGTTATAACTGCTGGAGCCTGCTTAATTGTGGCAGGAGCTGGTGTTCCCTGTGGTGTAGGTAAAAGCTGAACACCTGAACTAGATTGTCTATCTGTCGCAGAAGAAAGAGCCTCATTTGCTGTGCTTGCATTGATTGTTGATAGTCCGCCAGAGTTGTTTACGTATTGATAGGAAGGCATTGTATTAGTAAATTATATCATTTATTTAAGTAATCCTAAAGTTTGCAACTTTAATTCTAACTCTGCGACACGAGTTTTCAGATTATTAAGCATAGCTTGTTCAGTTGCAGTGTATGTTGCTCCAGCCGTTGAACCTGTTCCTGCTGTCAATGCCTCTTGTGGCGCACGCTCAAGTGATTCCCCTGCAAATATTTTAGGGCTATCTACCCCTGTATGTTGGTGTCGTTCTACCATACTCGTACACTCAATAATTCCAAATCCCACAAAGGGGGCGGAGCTGCTAAATCATCTTGTGATAGTTCGACTTTAAATTGGACAATCTGACAATCTGCAATACTAGCTTTATATTCGTAAGCTAGTATTGCGCCAAGTGCAGCGTGCGTAAATTCTCCGATAAGAGTATAGCCAACTTCTGTATTTTTTCGGTACGAAAGACGAATTTTCTGTTGGTTTGTAAACAATTTACCAAGAGTAAAATCAATATGCTGAAAAGTCTTCTTTTTAATTGCGTCACCAACAATATATACTTGCGATTCTGCCATTGCTGAGTAATCTCCGTATGAATTTCCAATTGTATAATCAAGTCCAAATGTTGAACCAGTCTGGAAACCAACAAATACTGTGTCCAAAGCATTTGTGGCGATAACGCCAATAGAAGAACTATTTTTAGTATGCTTCAATACTATCTCATTTTTACCATCAATATTTATCTCATAAACACCTGTGTTTTCTACATTACCTGAATACGGTGAAATACCGACTAACAAATTGTTGTTTGAGCTTAATTCAATAGCATTAGGAAAAGCACAAATAGAGGTTGCATAGCTTCTATCCTGTGTCCAAGGCAAACGCCCTATTTTCACACAAGAAGTTCCATCTGTTTTGTAAATGTTTCCACGGGTTCCAGCAACAACGTAAAGAATGTTGTTTACTGACTTCATGGCATGGATTCCGCACTCATTAAGCTTGATAGGTAAGTCTGCAAGACCAGGATTTCCAAGAGTTCCTGCTTGGCGGTTCCAAGGATAGATATTTGCTACACGTTGGCTACCACGAGCAGACCATGAACCGCCACCTTGAGTACCTATCATTATCTTTGTTCCGAGTTCTTCAAGTGTTACTGCATACTGTCCGTCTTTTAAATCAAGTGCTGTCGCTGTAAGAGTACAAGTAGGAGCTACTGCAAAACCACCAGCAACAAAGTTTGTAATGGTAGCTACTGAGTTACCATTAGTAAGATACACTTTATCGTCTTGCCCGACAATCATTTTAATATAGTAAACAGAAGTCAAACCACTCTTAAAAGTATTAAAATAAGCAGTCGCAGTTGTGATTCCATAAGCATGTAGACCAACAGAGCTTGAAATAATTAAATAGCCTTTGTACTCAACCATATCCCATGCCTGTCCTGCTACGTTTGTCAAAGAAACACCATTTTTATATAAAGTTGATGTTCCTATTCCGTCATTACTCAATAGTACAAATTCATCTCCACTAGATGCCTTTAGATAAGCTACGGGAATATATTGTAGATTAGAAAGCTTTGGAATAAGTGAATTACCTATTTTCAAAGCTCCTGGTGTTTCAAATACTTCACAATTTTTGATACTGCCAAAACCATAGTACGGCGATTCTGCCGTACCTTTTTGCCAGTCTCCTATGGTTATGATACCGTTTTTATCCATTATCTAGTTAGTTTAGTTAAAGTTGCTTTACCTGTAATAGTAGTTGAGCCAGATGGGAGTGCAATATTTAGTTCTAATGATGTTACTTGTGCAACTGCAGCATATTTTCCTCCACCACTTTCATGACCTACTGAACCCGCTCCTGATCCTGTAGAGACTGTATCAGAATTAAACATAACGAAAGTTCCTGCGATAGTGGTTGAAGCCTTTACACGAATTTTACCAGAAACGGTTGTCATTCTAATGTTTGTATCGGCTGCAAGTACTTCAAAATATCCAGGTGAACCAGCGCTTACCGAATTTGAAGATGTCGCTGAACTTGAAGACAATCTGAAGTTAGCATAATTATATCTGTTTCCAGTAGTATCGTTATTGACTGTAAGAACTAGAGCATCTGTCGCTGAAACATTATTATTGGTAAATTCAAAATCAATTTCATAAATGTCATCTGTATCTCCAGTAAGACCTGTAAACTGAGCAATTGTAACAAAAGCACCTGATGCAGTAAAAGTGCTATTAATGTTTACGGTTGTAAGTTTTGTATACGGCATCGTTAGGTTTGTGATAGCCGAACCGTCTGCTGCTGGGTATTTACCTGTAGCATCATACTGTACAAGTTTGCTTGCACCTGCGGCTCCAACAGCACTTGCTGGAACAGCTAGAATAGCTCCTGTTGCACCTGTACTTGTACCTGCGATAATTTCGGCAGTAGTAGCAATTTCGACAACACCTTTAACGGTAGTTGAAGCGTCAGAAGCAGCAGGATTAGCTATGTACTCAGGAATACCACTAGCACTAGCTTGGATAATCTGTCCTGTTGTACCGATAGGAAGACGAGTAATCAATCCGCCAGAATTTCGGTAGAACATATCTCCTGTAGCATCGCCACCAAGAGTAATAATAGGGTCTACGAGGGTAAGGTCGGTGATTGTTTGAGCACCACCGCCCGTACCAGATGAAAGAGCTTTATCACTTCCAGTAATGCCAGAAAGTTTATAGTCGTGTGAAGTTGTAACTGCTGAACCGTTTACACCTACCTTTGCTTCGAGTGCTTCGATAGCATCGTTAGCAGAAGCGTGTTGAAAGTCATGGTCTAACGCCGCACTTGCGTTTTCAAGCAAGTCTGTTCCGACAGGGTTTGCAAAAGCATCTATTGAAGTTGGAAATGTTGTTGCCATATTAGTTTTTAGTACGTTCTGTCCAAATTGTTCCCAACTTGCCAGAATAGTTTGTGTTAGCTTGGTTATATGTTTTACCGACCGCGTTATAAGTGATACCTAATTGTGTTGCGAACTTTTTAATGTTTTCCCAGATTGTAGCCATGTTATCGTGTACTCTCCACTAATGGGGTTAGTTTCTTTTTAAAATCTAGTTCTCGGTAAGCGTAGAATGTTTTGATTGCTCCAGGGTCATTTCCTCCCATAAGCTCGTTCCCTTCATAAAAGGCAAGTCGTTTAGCCAGTTGAGCCTGTTTGTTGGTGTCTTTAGCACAAGCGTAAGCGTGTGCACAGTAAAGTGACACATACTTATGCAAGTGCGTAGCGAAGCCTGGTTGCTTGGTAGTGTCTCCTACTACGAAGTAATCAATTTTACGCTGGAAATAGGCTCGTAGCCCCCCAGGAGGGGTGTCTGACTGTCCAATAGAATAGTTTGGAGCAGGATAAAGCAAGATACTTTCGCCCATTTTGTCGTAATACTTCGGCACGCCGTTTACTGTCTGAAACTGTGAGAGAGCTACCTGTTCATCATAGTTATCAATCGGAATGAGTTTAGTCCAGTTTCCCTGTCCGTCTGAACACTCGATTGATTTGATTACGAGGTATTCACTATCGAATGAGTAATCCTGCTGTCCTGAAATAAGAGCAGTTGTACCAATAGGAAGGTCTACTGCATTTCGTGAATCAAACTGCCAGCGTGAATCTGAACCAAGAATAAGAGTGAGAGCAGAATCAAGAGCTAAATTAGCGTTGCGTGTAAGGTCTATAAGTGGATAGGAATTAGAATCAGCCTGAGCCTCAAAGTAGGTGTCTTGTACGATGCCTTGCCCTCCAGTTGTATCATTGAAAACCATAATATTTTAATTTAGCTTTTAATTTGCTAATCCCTTCCCCCGTAAAGGGAAAGAGTTAGGAAACTATGCTACACGCGTGAACACATACGCTGTTGCGGAGCTGAACATAAGTCGGAATTGTCCGAGACCTGTTACGCCTGAAGCGATTGTGAGGTCGCCGAATGAACCTGCTGTATCTGCTGCTGCCGTTGAGAGAATACCGTTTGTTGCTACTGCAATAGTGACTGTGTTTGCACCGCCAGTATTGTCAATGAACAAATCAAATACTGTTCCTTTAGTAGCTCCCAATGCTGCTCCCAAGAGTGTACCTGTTGGAAGTGTGATTGTAGTAGCTGCTGCGGAAGTAGTGATGATATATCCAGTTGCTACTTCTGCTACTGTAGCAGTCGCCGTGGCTGGAATAGCGGCAGTTGTTCGATGTGTGATAGTTGGTGTTTCCAACTGAGCATTTTCGAGAACTGTTCCTGTTGAATTAGTTACTGACATGGTTAAATCTATTTATCTATTAAAAACTTGCTTTGTTTACTTTAAGATTGCTTTCTACAGGGTCAGGAGCGTTCTTCAAAGACTTCAATTTTTCAATCAATTTATCTTTCTTCTGCTCCCACTTTGCAGGGTTCTGATACGCATAAGCGTTCAATCCCTTTGCATATTCAATCTGAGCCAAACTTGCATTCGCTGGAAGTGTGACTACAAGTGGAAGTTCTGATGGGCGAAGTAATGTTGGGTCGCCTACAGTAATACCACTCGTATCTTCTTCTACAGCTTCAATTTCTTTGATTTCTTTTTCTTTTGACATATGTTTTTTAATCTAATGAGGTTTATAAAGGAGGCGGTCGGCGGGGACAACCCCCTTAACAAACCCCACTAGAGCTATTAATCTTCTAATTACAAAGGATTTGTCCAAGCGTACCCGCCATAATGCTTAATAGCATAGTCATTGTACGCTCGTATGGCTTCTTTGATGTCTGTAAACAAACCAAGATATTTATATTTTCCATCTATCATAATTCTAGATGTCCAACGATTTCTTTGTTTGTGCCAAGACACACCTTTGTAGCCACTTTTACTATCACTTCGAGCACCTCTATTCATTTTGTTTTGTGAACTCGTTACAAACCGAAGATTGGATTTTTGGTTATTTAATCTATTACCATCAATGTGGTCTATCTCTTGGTCTGCATTGGCGTTCATTATTATTCTATGAATAAGACGATTATTATTTACTTTTGCATGAGTTGAGACGAAATTATCTTTTGATACTTGCCAATTTAATTTTTCAAGCAAAGTATAATCTTCATCATCAACGGTAACTAATAATTTTCTTTTAGCGTCGGAGCGTTTTATTCCAGTTTCAAGATACTTCATACAAGTTTTTATCTAATACTGGGGGTGGTGGAGACAGGAACTTGTAGTAAACCTATTTCCACTACCCCAAATATTAGGGGTTACAAGTTTTTAATTCAACTAGCTGAGAGTAATGTCTACAATCAAAGATGCTTTCTGTGCCCAAAGCTTGAAGCCAACGAGACAGAAAACTACGATTTCTTTACCAGTCTTACCTGATACTGACTTTTCTTCGTAGTTCATACCTCGTGGAGAAGCGTATGTAGCTACTTTGTTTGCACCGAAGACACGGTGTCCAGCGTTTGTAACAGTTGTTGTACCGAGAGTAGCATCTACGAATGTTCCAGTTCGGACAACGTAAATGTCTGTTCCCATCCATGATGTTACTTTACCGTTACGGAGAACAGCGTCAGCCATTGAGAATCCGTTAGTTGCACCTGCAACCATGAATCCTACGAGATCTGTGTTTTCAATAACCAAGAAAGTACCATACATGTTTTCGTAACCAGCAACCTTTGAAGCGAGGTTCGCCATGATTGTGTTTACGTTTGCAGCAGTAGTGAAACCACCTGCTGGTGTTGTATATGTACCAGAACCGTCTTCACAGAGGTTGTTAAGAACGAACTTATCAACTCCGAAAGCAACTGCGTACATCATGTTGTCCAAACGTGATGCTGCGATGTCGAATACAGCGAAGAAGTCTTCATGAGCAAAAATCTGTTCTGAGTAGATAACTTCGTCTGTTACTGTCAAAGCGTCGTCTGTTACTGTCCATGCTGATACTGAGTATGTACCTGCAACTGCCTGGATAGTTGCTGTTGGCTGTGAACCATAAGGGTTCTGAATACGTTTAGCGTCAGAGTTATCTACTGAACAGATTTTCTCTGCGACAAGAGCGTTTCGCAATACGATAGCGTACTGTGACTGGAAATACTTGTCTCGATTTCCATAGGTGGATTGGGTGTTCGTAAAATTGTCTGTGTTTACTAACTTGAATATATATCAACTAATCAACAATCATATTTCTTATGACACTTTACACATAAACGAATCCAATCATTTACATCTCTCATGTATTTATGACTTTTGTTCGCCCAGTGATATTGTCTTGGATTTAATGTTCTGTTTTTACAATGCTCACAATAATTAGGTTTACCAAGTTTACGTCTAATCCAATTATGTAGACCGTGATATCCTACTGAATCTCCTTTCCATTGAGGATTTTCTTCGGCAAACATTTTATTCGGGCTTAGATTTGGTATGCCTTTTCTGTGCTGATTTCCAATACTCCATGTAGCGGATTGTCCTTTGTTCCAGCCAGGTATTCTTTTGTTCCAGTCCTCTATGTAACAAGGTCTTGAGCAAAATTTACCTCTGCCGTCTTTTATTCGGTCTTGGTTAGTAGTAAATTCTTTTGAGCAAATAGGACATTTAGCTACTACTTTCAGATTGTCTGTAATGTTAGAACATTCCCTAGAACAGTACTTACCTTTACCTAATTTGATTAGTGCAGGGTAAGTCTTGAAATCTTTAGAGCATTGTTGGCATTGTTTTATCATTTACCCATTATACCATAAGTGTATAATAATTGTAAACTAGTTGATATATATTAAGCTGTAAAGGAACAGTGTTAGGGTTTTAATGCCCCGCCGTACTATCGTTTTCCACCATTTCTAGCCCAGAATAGTCGTTCAGCTTCCTCTGCACTCTCGGGGATAATTCCCTTTGATAGATTAGCTGTAAGAACATCATCAGCAACTTTTGATACTCCCTTACGAGAAGGTGTAGCATTGGCTACTTCTGCGGTCTTCCTGAACTCTTTTTTGTTGGAAAGAATAGTTTTAACCACATCATGTTTGAGAGCTTCGGAAACTGATATTTTCTTAAATCCAGCAAATTCTGTAACTTCGTCAATATCATCTTCACTTACGCCAGCTTGCATGAGTGCGTATAAGTCTTTTGGGGTAAGAGTACTAGGCGTTTCCGCTTTTGTGTCTTTTCCTTCTGTAGCCTTTTTACGCCAATGGTCTTTTTGGGCTTCAACAGTCTTGAGTTTCTTTTTAAGTTCCTCTTTTTCTGTATCAACCTCAGGTGTTTCAAGTTCCTGTTCTTGATTTTCAGTTTCCTCTGTATCGTCTACGATAATTTTGTCTTCATTTTCCATAGGGTTTTGTCCTTTAGTCATTTTTTAGACTTTTGTGTCTTTATATAATAATTATAACACGCACTAAAACAAAAAGAAACTATTTTGAACTATCCTGAGTCAAACGCTTCAAAGTTTGTTCGAGTGTCTCGTCTTTTTTACCTGCAATCATCTTAACGCCAGTCAATCCTGTCTCTACACCTTTCATGTAGAGGTTTCTTGCAATGAGATTGACACCAAGTTCGTCAGCAACGATAGAAGCAGGGTTGTATTCAATTGAAACTTGCTCTCCGCCATATACAGACTTAAAAGCCTGTTCAAACATAGACATCGCTACTGCTTTTGAGTTCACAGCCTGAATGATTGTATCTCTGCTTGCCCCGAATATTTGTTCTTCTACGCCGAGCCAAGGGTCTGAAATCTGTCCTACTGGTGTTTCTGCATTGAATACTGGATAAATCTTTCTTCGCAACACTTCAAGAACTTTTGGGTCTTTAAAAGCTGCGTTAATGCTTGATTGTTCTTCTTCGGTAAGTTTAGAACCGAAGAATAGTTTGCGTACTGCAATGAGCAAGAAGTCATTTTCGGCAAAAGTTGCCTTAATCAAATCTATATCATTGTTGGAGTACATGAGTGGTCTTTTTTCCGCCATATTTTTTATATCTTAATTATTAACACTTTCCTGTTCCACCACACTTTGCACACTTCTTTGCTGTCTTTTTTGTTGCCATATGTTTTTACTGTTTATTTGTTAATTCATCTACTTTTAAACCAGATGCGACCTTCCCGCCAGAGGGAACTGATTGTTGGGTAGCTTGTTGAAGTTCTGCTATTGAAGATAGTTCTACGGGAGAAATATGCCCTGTGGCAGTTAGAATCTTATCTACAATAAACTGTGCTTTTGGATTATTTGCGAAGTTAGGGTTTGTGACGGCGACGAGTGCGGTATTTAGAGTAGAGAACATAGCCTGCTTGTCTTGCTGTTCGCCTGTGATTTCGATTTCAATGTCTGTTTCAAGTCCCTTAAATTCATCTTTCCAAGTTTTCATATCAGAAGGAGCGAAGAATCGCTTGTTGCCCTGTTCGTTGATCTGTCCTTGTACATCTGCTTGCATTTGTGCCATGTCAGGCTGTGTTGCAATTTCTCCTTTTAGGACAGTATCAATAATCTGTTTGTTAGAGTTTCGGATTGCCTGATTTTTAACGTACTTCTTTTCTATCTGCTTGATTCCGTGAAGGTCGAGTGTAGCTGTAACTTCCTTAGAGTTATTCATTTTCTTCATTAAGAAAGGAATAATGTAAGTTCGCAACATTTCTTCAAGAGCAAGACCTTTATTTTCAGTCATTATCTCAAAGAGTGAGTGGCTTTCCTGCAAGAGAGCTTCTGTCTGTCGCCATGCTGAACCAGCTTTTGGAGCAACGCCAAGCATTGCATCGCTAATACCGTTAATTTCGGCAGATAACTGCTTCCATTGACCGCCAAAGTTCTGCAAAGAAGTGATGTCGTGAGAGTTATTGTTTACCTGTGTGAGTGGTTTATTGAGTTCGTGAACGAGAATATCTCCTGATTCAATTGCAAAGAGAGCGTTCTGACCTACAAAGTTACCGTCTGCTGTCTGGAAGATCAGCTTTGAAGCAAGGTCAAGCTGGTCTTTAATAGCCTTTGCTGTGTGGTTTACCATCCATTGAGCGTCAAATAGGTTCTTTACTGAACCATCAAGTGAGATTGAGCCGTCAGTAGCAGGAAGCAAAGAGGTAAGCATATACGGGTCTTTTTCTTCACGCCCTTTGTAGAGAGTAAATTCGTCAAACTCTCCTTTAGTGTTAGAAGCCATGTAAGAAATGATGTGCATTTGCTGTACAAATTCATCATCGTCTTTGTCTTTGCCTGTAAGGTATGAAAGCGGAAGTTTCCCGTGTACTTCATAAATCTTATAGTAGCTGTTCTTGTTATCCTTTTTCTGCTTCTTGGTTGTTTCACGTGCCTTTGCTGCATCGCACATGCTTTCGATAACGTCTTTATCATATCCTCTAGCGTAGAGCTGTGCTTCTGTAAGTTGAAGTATCTCAATCTTTAGGTTCTCTGCGAAGTTTACCTGGTCTACGATTAAGCTTGACCAAGGAATAATAGACGGAATCAAACGCCCGTCTTTTTCGATATACTTTGTAACTGCTGAATTAAATCCTGCGAGTTCAAGTCCCCAAGTGTTGAGGAATTTACCAAAGTTCTCTTTACGCATCCAGTCTTGGAGGTGTACTGAAAGCAAGAAAGCACCAACAATGTCTTTTTCTTTTGTCGGTGTGAGGATAATGTCTTTTCTATCAATGTCTGTAGCACGAAACCATACGTTGCGAGCCGCCAAAACAATGTTGAAGAAAGGCTTTTCACGCCCTAAACTGTCCTTTTCTCCGCTAATGTGTTTAGAAGCAAGGTACGCATAGATAGTATTTATGTCTGTGTATAGGTCTGTTCGCACATAGTCAGACATCAAAGTACCAGTGCCAGACACGAAGTCCTGTTCAAGTCGTCTTACGATTGTTGCGACCGATTGTTCGTCTTGCATTTTTAAGCGTAAATTACTGTGTAATCAATAGTGCCACCTACTGTGAGGAAAAGACCTCGTGTGAAAGCAATAGGGTTAGGGAACATAATTGAGCCTGAACCTGTAGGGAATGAGTATGTATTCATAATCAAGAGACTTGCTTCTGCACCGCTTGCGAGTGTACCAGCACCCCATGCAGCGTTCGCACAAGTTTCTGTGGTAACAATAGCGTTTCCATAAGTACCAACACGGTATGCTTCAACTGTCTGTGCTGTGTCGGTATTTGTTGTAGCTGTAACATTAGGGTTAGCTGCTGTACCTAGACCATAAGTTGTTCCTGCCCCAGCCGAAGCGTTTACTGCTGATTTAAAGTTATCAAGAGAAACTGCTGCACTAATACCAATAAGAACTTCGTCTGCTGCACCTGACAGAGCGTCAACAAAAGTATAGACTTTATCTCCTGCTGTTACTGTTTCTCCGTCAGTAAATACGTCTGATGCTGTGAGAACACCTGTTGCTTTTACCCCTGCACTTGTAGTACCGCTTGCACCGTCATTCAAACGAACTGTTCCGCTTGTGTGTGAGTTAGCGATAATACCCATAACAACTCCTGTAGTTGCTTTGACCGCCTGTGATGTTGTCCCATTAAGATATGAACCTGCGTCTGTAATTGCCATTTATTTATTTTCTCCCCGCCGAACTAATTTAATAAGTTTTGTATTGATATATTATATCACGCTTTTTTATCTTGTACCATTGTTTTTAAAATTATTCTTCCGTTGAGCAAATTGATTGTGCATAGTTTCGATAACTACCTGTGCTTGTTCGCTTGTTTGCGGAAGCATTTTGTCTCTGATTACGAAGTACATACGCATTATCCAAGTATCGCTGTCGTCAGGAGAGTGACCGATAATTGCCTTAACATCGTCTTTCGGTGTTGCTTGTCTCTTACCATCGTTGTTTTTAACTTCCTGATAGTTTGCGAGTTCCTCGATAATAACTTCCTTTTGCTTGCCTGTTACCTTTGAAGCTATCTTGTGGTTATTTACCAAGTCTGCGAGAGTAAAGATACATTGGGAACGCAGATTGCGATAATCGCTCACTAGCGGTGCTAGTTTAGTATAGTTGACGTTAGGTAGCATTACTATGCTTAAATCGGTTTTAATAGGGCT